ATCAAAAGCGACTTTTTGAAATTTTTCTCCCCCATGGGGGAGAAAGCTCCATTCTTTCAAACAGTTAATCAATCAACTAAGTTAAGAACAATTCTTAACTACAAACTTATTATACGAGGAGATGGAAGAATGAGAACTCAAAAGAGTTACCACATGATCCATAAAGATACGGGCGAATATTTCCGAAACTCTAATGGTCATCGAACCATAGTCAGTGAGAAGACTAAAGAAGCATATCATCGGATGTATGCAAGTTTTAAAAATGGACCTTTAGAGAAAATTAGGTTTGAGCTAGTAAAGGAAGATGCTCATGTCAATAAGAAGGCGGCGGCTAGATGAGAGACGATAGAGCATTAAAAGAAGTCGTTGGTAAAGTCGAAGAGCAATACTGCTTCTGTGTGACTTACCGACAAGAAGACGGACTATACGGCATGTACGTTTGGGGAAAGAATGCACATGAAGCTAGTGAAGATTTCTTGAGACGCATGCCAGGCGTTAAGATTAAAGAAGTCAAGTTGAGTTGGCCAAGATAAAGGAGGATGCTGATTGAGAACAAGCACATACAGATATGTAGTTCAGATACTAAAGGACTACAGACGAACCGATACATACATCAGGCAGCGAGAAGAAGAGCTTATGTATCCGTATCAAGCATATCAAGACGAGAACATTGGCGGCGGAAGAAGTGGCCAGACATCAGATACCACAGCACGAATGGCTATTACCATTGCAGATGATAGACGTTTGAGCAACCTTGAGAAAAACCGGAACACAGTGGATGCATGCTTAAATGACACTGATGAAGTGACGAAAGACTTAATTTATCAGATGTATATAACAAATGAATACTCAGTCATAAGAGCATCGCAAGAAATTAATATAACTGATCGTCATGCTAGAAGGTTGCATTCGAAATTCGTGGAGAAGGTAGCCGATGAGTTGGGACTAACTAAATAAAGATGTCCGAAACATGTCCTTTTTTAAACCTAATCATGAGTTACAATTGTAGTGTAGAAGTTTGCAAATAAAAACCTTACGAATAAGAGTCGCCCTGCTTATGAAGATACGGGGTGGCTCTTTTGCTATACATACCCACTAGGAGGTACCCCTTATGTTAAATACCCGTGCAGATAGAAAAGGCGCACACCGTGCTAATTACGATAGGAATAAGAAGCGTATCTTCGCAACTCAAAACACGTGTGGGATATGCGGTCACCCTGTAGACTTCTCTATTAAAGTCCCGCATCCTATGAGCGCTACTATTGACCACATCGTTCCCGTTGCTAAGAACGGCCATCCAAGTGACATAGATAATTTACAGCTTGCACATTGGACATGCAATAGACAGAAGTCTGATAAGATCTTCAAGCAAGGACATGAAACTAAGCAGCAAGTGATAGGTAATAGGAACTTACCTCAAACTATAGACTGGAAAACATATAATAAAAACATGAGTGAAATACAATCCGAGAAAACAACAGTGATTAAAATAAAGAGAAGAAAAAGATAGGGGGGCATACCACCCTCCCCCGCTCTCTCTCCGAGCTTCACGCTGTCACTGTGCAGATTTTATCGTGTCTTCAAGGTATTTGACTAGGAAGGAGTGAAAACATGCAAGGAATCGATTATTTACGCAATAAACTGGACATTTATCGCCGAGGTGCGTTGAATCTACAGAAGATTTATGACATGAAGAATCGTGATTATAATCCAGGGATAACTATTCCAGATAAACTGCGAGAACAGTATAGAGCTACTTTGGGATGGGGGTCTAAAGCTGTGGATAGCCTGGCTGATAGATTAGTTTTTAGAGAATTCGATAATGATAATTATAATCTCAATGAAATATTTCAATTAAATAGTGCAGATATTCTTCTGGACGATGCTAAGTTATCAGCCCTTATCAATTCATGCAGCTTTATCTATATATCTGAAGGGGAGGATAACTTCCCAAGGTTACAGGTAATACAAGGTTCTGAAGCTACCGGCATACTCGATCCCGTCACAAGGTTGTTAACAGAAGGATACGCGGTTCTTTCTCGTGATGATTCAGGCAAGCCAAAAGAGGAGCTGTATTTTATTAAAGGTTTAACTGCTTATTATAAGGATGGGCAAATTGTTAGATACGCTACTAATAATGCGCCAGCTCCATTATTAGTTCCTATAATTCACAGACCAGATTCAAGTAGACCGTTTGGACGATCACGTATCACTCCAGCTGCTGTTTATTATCAGAAGTATGCTAAAAGAACACTGGAACGAGCGGACATTACAGCAGAATTCTATTCATGGCCACAAAAATATGTAGTCGGTTTAGATTCGGATGCTGAACCATTAGAGAAGTGGAAAGCGACAGTTTCGTCATTCTTACAATTTGATAAATCAGAAGACGGAACAATTCCAAAACTTGGACAATTTACCGTACCGTCTATGTCTCCATTCGTGGAGCAATTAAGAACGGCTGCTTCTGGATTTGCCGGAGAAACTGGATTAACACTCGATGATTTAGGATTCCCGTCAGACAATCCATCTTCCGCAGAAGCAATTAAAGCAAGTCATGAAACCTTACGTCTCCAAGCAGAAAAAGCACAACGTGACTTCAGTTCAGGGTTTCTAAACGCTGGGTATTTAGCAGCTTCATTACGTGATGGATTTGAATACAAAAGAAATCAATTCTATCAAACTCAAGCAAAATGGGAGCCGGTATTTAAACCAGATGCGTCTACTATTTCCTTAATAGGTGATGGAGCAATTAAAATTAATCAAGCCGTACCAGGATATTTCGATAACCAATCACTAAGAGATCTAACTGGGATTGAGGGTGGTAATGGTGGAAGCTGATATCGTACCTGAATTACTAGAAGACATTCAAAAGGAATTTAGTAAAGAAATTAATAAAAGTCATAAAATAACAAGAATTAGAAATTTAATTGACTCTGGCACAGCTACCTATGAAGATGCAAATGAGTATGCCGTGGAGATTGGGGAAATATTGGCTAGAGTATTTAAGAAGCACTTAAAGGTTGATGTACTACCAGATGGAAGAATGTATTATAACATCGCAGAACGTATTCTAAATCCGACTTTAGGAACTAACCATAATCTGATAGCAAAAGCTACTGCTGAAATACAAGAAGCCCTAAACAGATCTGTTGGCTTAGGTATTAAAGGAATTGAAGCACCGATTAATCAAGCTAGAATTAATAGTATTATTAATCGAGTAGCTGTTGAAGAGGTCTTTGAAGATGTCGCTTGGATATTAGATGAGCCCATTGTCAATTTTAGCCAATCTGTTGTAGACGACGCGATTGAAACAAACGTTAACTTTCATGGACAATCTGGATTAAGTCCGACGGTAACTCGCAGAGCTCACGGGCACAGACCTTGTGAATGGTGTGTATCCATGGCGGGTACATACAAGTATCCAGACGTACCTAGAGATGTTTATAAAAGACATGATAGATGTCGATGCACTGTTGAGTATGACCCGGGCGATAGTCGCAGACAAAACATTTGGACAAGAGAATGGAGGGGTTAATGTTATTTAGCAGTTGAAAGGACGAAGTGAGATGAGTGTGGATGTACGAATAGGAGCACAAATTCCTACCAAGTCAGTAATATTACCTTACGAAAGTTCTTTAGGACAACAGGCTATTGAGACTTATCAACTGTCAGGAAGAACAGCTTATGAATGGCAAGAGTTTTTAGCCAATGCTATGATGGCTCAAAACGCTGACGGTCTTTGGACACATATGAAGTTTGGGTATTCTATTCCAAGACAAAATGGTAAAAACGAAGTAGTAGCGATTCGAGAACTTGAGGGACTGAAAATGGGAGAACGAATCCTTCATACTGCTCACCGAACAACTACAAGTGCTGCCGCATTTAATCGATTATTGTCGATTATGGAAGAAAGTGGCATGGAAGAAAAAACAGATTTCAACAAAATTAAAGCCACTGGACGAGAATGTATTGAATTAATCGGTGGTGGGCGAATTGATTTTAGAACTCGAACCACGACTGGGGGTCTAGGAGAAAGTTTTGATT